TTGATGATTTTAAATTAGCATTCTTTACTGATATGGGTGATGCAATGCAAAGGTTTGCTTGTATTCCAACATACTCTTCAGATGCATTCTTTAAGCAAAAAGAAAAACTTGAAAAATGTATGACTACAAGAAATCCAATTGATTCTAATAAAAGGTTTGACGCCTCATTTGTTCCAGACCCAGATAAAATTTATTATGTACATGCTGACCTTGCACAAAAACACGATAAGTGTGCAGTAGCAATTGCCCATGTTGACAAATGGGTTAACCTTCAGGTTGTAAAAGATTATGAACAGGTTGCTCCAATGATTGTTGTTGATGCCGTAGTTTGGTGGGAACCAAAAGTTGAAGGACCAGTCAACCTCTCTGAGGTAAAACAATGGATTCAAAATCTTCGCAGGCAAGGATTTAATCTAGGTATGGTTAGCTTTGACAGATGGCAATCGTTTGATATTCAGCAAGAACTTCAAGCAGTAGGAATAAGAACCGATACTGTTTCTGTTGGTAAAAAACATTACGAAGATCTAGCAATGATGGTTTATGAAGAAAGAGTGATAATGCCACACATACCACTTCTACTTGATGAAATGTCAGAACTTAAAATTATTAATGATAAAAAGGTTGACCACCCTAGAAAAAAATCTAAAGACCTTTCAGATGCTGTAACAGGTGCTGTCTTTGGTGCATTATCTCATACACCAAAAAATACTAATATAGAGATAGAGATACACACATGGTCTTCTAGTTCCTCAAAAATTGCCAAAGAAGAGCAGTCTATGATAGAATTAGATAGTCAAAAAATTCCTGAAAATGTCAGGGATTATCTTGATCAATTTAAACTAATATAAAATAAACAAGGAGAATAATGAATTCATTTAAGAAAATCTCAGTTGCTATCGCTGCAGCCTTAGCAATGGGCACAATGGTTGGAGTTACATCAGCAAGTGCTGCTACAACTCTAACTGTAAACTCAGTTGCTGCCGTAGGCGGAACAACTGCTGTAAGCCCAGTATCAATTCCAGTGCCAGACCAGAACAATGTTCTTGTTTCAAAAGCACTAACAATCGTAGTAGATTCACTTGCTGCTAATACAGTAGTAACGGCATCTGCAACAAACGGTAAGATTCTAACAACAATTGGTACAGCCTTGGCTCCAATCGTTGCAACAGCAGGATCTGCAACAGCATCAGTTAATACAGGTAGTGGAGCTACTGCAACATTCTATGTATTTACAACATCTGTAGCAGATGGATCTGTAGTAATTACAGTTGGTGGATCATCAACTACATACTACTTTAAGGGTTCAGCTGGAGCACTTAATGCAATCACAATGTCAACACCAGATACTGCTGCTGCAGGAACAACCCAAAAGGTAGTTCTTGGCGCATACGATGTATTTGGAAATGCTATTGCTGCTGCATCAGTTAGCCTTCAGGTTGTTACATCAACCGCATCAACAACAACTGTACATACAACAGATACAGCAACAGCAGGATCAACAGTTCTTGGTCTTAAGACTGTAGATGTAACTGTTCCAGCATCTGGATCAATTACTCTTGTTGCAACAGCAACAGTTGCTGCAGCAGTAGCAGGTCTTGCAGCACCAGTAGGGGTTGCAGTTAAGAATGTATCAATTCGTGATCTTGCAACAGAGCTTGCTTCTGTTCAGGCACAACTTATTGCTGAAAGAGCAGCACACGCTGTAACTAAAGCTGCTGCAGTTTCTGAAAAGGCTGCTTCAGATCTAGCACTTGCAACTGCAATTGCAGATCATAAGGCAAAGTTTAATGCACTTGCTAAGAAGTGGAATGCAAAGAATCCACGTGCAAAGGTTGCACTAATTAAGTAACCTAGTCCAACAATTAGGGGAGTCAATTAATTTTGGCTCCCTTTTTTGTGCAATAAAATGATATAATAGTCCTATTAGTCAACACCACAGGCTAAAATAGGAGATAAAATTAAAAAAAAACTAATCAGGATATGGTTAGTGGGGATTTTGTTATCATTAGTTTTATTTTTCGTGCCTTCATATGACGCACATGGAGATACACTTGAAGAAACAGTAATTATTGCTTTAGGAATTGCTACAACTCAAGTACAAGAATCTGAGGCTGCATCTGCTGCGGTAGCACCATTAGTGCCAAATGCAATAACTCAGGCTCAACAAGCTCAGACTGCCTCTATAAATGTTGGTACACAAGTATCTACTGCAACATCTGAAGTAAATCAAATAAATGCTGCAATTACAATAATAACAAATGCTACTGGCATAGATCAAACCTCAACCATAGTCTCTGAGGCAAAATCTACTGTTATAGACGCTCAAACAGCAGTCAATGCCATATCTACAGTGTTAGCACAATCAGAATTAGCGGAGGCAACTACAGCAAGATCTGAAGTTACGACTGCAATAAGTACTGCATCTACAGAATTCTCACAAGCAAACGCTTCTATATCTAATGCTCAAGATGCAATTAATGCACTTCAGGCAACAATTGCTACAGTTAGAGATGTTCTTCAGGGAGTAGACGATGCTGGAGTTCAATTAATATTACCATTTAATATGAGAATGGGAGATATTGTATACAACTCTATCTTTGTTGGATCAAATGCAACTTTAACCTTTGGAACAAATGAAGGTCATGTATATTGGGATACACCAAATGCCCCATCAGTTTCTCTTGCTGGAATGGATTGGACAACTTGGAGCTACGGTTCTGGAATTACATATGCAACAACACAAAATAGTTTAGATATTGCTTGGGATCTTCGTGCTTTTCCAACAACAGACTCTTCAATTCAACTTACACAAATAAGATTTAATGCAGATGTAAATCCAACAACTGGTGCTTGGGTAGCAGATGTTTCTGGAGTTGGTCCACATGTAGACACAACAAGATGGAACTATAGACAAACAGCAGGTGGAGAAATTACTCAAATTGTAGACCAAGACATAGAAGGTACAAATGAGTTTGAAGGAACAGTAGGTCAAGGAAACTATACTGCTCCTACTAATACTACAGATAATTCTGGAGTACAGGCTATTGTAGATTCAGCAAATGCTCAACTATCTGAATTAAACCAAAGAATTACTGCTATTGTTGTTGTAAATACAAGCAACCAACAATTAGTAAATACAATACCTTCTATTTCTACAATTCAAAACGGTATTAATGCAGCAAATACCGCTAAAGCTAATCTTCAAACACTATTAACAACAAGAGCAACAAACCTTACTAATGCAATTAATAACTATATTCCTACTCCACCACCAACTATTGAAGATATAGTATTTGAAGGCGGTGTTGCCACTGTTTCAATTTCTATGCCTGAAGGCTACACAGGAAATACATGGTTTTATACTATAACTGCAGATGATGAAAATGCCGCTAATCCATACGATGGACAAACATTAAATACAGATGGCTCTCCAGAAATATTTGAAATCTCTGGACTAGAACAGGGTGCTACATATACCATATCTGTTGCAAACTGGTCTGGACCTACAAGTGTCTATGATGAATTTATTTTATCTATTCCAGCCCCAGCTCCAGTATATATTGTAGTTGTTCAACCAGAAATTATTCCAGAGACCGTTGAACCTGAAGAACCAATTGAGCCAGAATTACCAGAGCCAGAAGAACCAATTGAACCAGAACCAGAAGAACCAACAATTCCAGAGCCAGTAGAGCCAGAGATACCAGAAGAGCCAACTATAGAGCCTGAACCTACACAAGAAGAAGTTGTTGACACTGCTGTAGAAGATGCACTTGATGATGGCAAAATAACATCAGAAGATGCTGAAGAAATTTTAGATGCATTAAATGCAGATGGTGAAATTACACCTGAAGAAGTTAATAATCTTTCGGATGCTCTTTCTGAAGATGGTAAATTAACAGAAGCTGAAAAAGACCTTATCGCAGATGCTCTTCTTGAATCAGTTGCTGAAGGAGAAACACTTACATCAGAACAAATTAAAGATGCTGGAATTGAATATGAAGATTTACCTGCAGAAACACCTGTTGACATTAGAACTGATGAAAATGGAAATTCTGTTGTAATTACTGCAGAAGTTGCTGCAGCACTTGTTGTTCTTGAAAATCCTTCAGAATTAATTGGTGCAATATTTGAAGATCCAGCACAGGTTTTACTTGCTTTAGGAAGTATTGGTGCAGACATGTCTACACAAGAACGTGAAGAAGCAACTGACATGGTTATAGCAACAGTTGTAGCAGCGGGAGCAGCAATTAATGCAGCAGGTGTTGCAGCTGCAGGAGCCACTGGAAGTAGCACAGGTGGCGGAGGAAGTTCTGGAGGAGGCTCATCAGGAGCTAATTCACCAGGTTCAAGAGGAGGAAGAAAATGGTAAGAATAATAAAAAATATAGTGAAAGATCTGATTGACCAAGCATGGACCCTTCTTGGAATGTTTATTGCTTGGGTAGTCCTTGATGGAAGTGCAAAAACGATAGTTGGATATGGAATTATAGCAACTACAACACTTTGGATTTTAACTAGCCCAATTAGAAATAAGGAGTAATAAAATGGCAACAAAAAAAATAGTAGAAGCCCCAAAACAAGTAGGTGGAGGAGCAGTTGCTAGCATAGGAAATATCCTTGCTAGAATAGTTGCGGTCTTTGCAGCATCAGGACTTTCGGTTATTGGTGCTGGAGCGGTAGTAGGAATTAGCACACTAGATGCTGTAATCCTTGCTGGAACCCTTGGAGTAGCCACTGTAGTAGAAAGACTGGCACGTGGATTTCTAGATGATGGAAAGCTAACGGTAGCTGAGATTAATTCTGCATTTAATGCTGTAGACAAAAAAGCTAATTAGTCATTATTTGCCTTAATTGACAGCCCCTTCAGGCAATGGTATACTTAAATATACTTATCTGGAGGGGTTTGTCGTGACCTGTATTGCTGTAGTTCGTGATGAAATAAATAATAAAGTTTATATGGCTGGAGATCGTGGTGCATCAGATGATGGAACCATTCTAGCATTGTCTAGTCCAAAGGTTTGGAAGCTTGGTCCATATTTAATTGGATATGCAGGTGCAATGGATGGAGAGCGTATTCGCTATAATTTTAATCCTTATGTTCCAGACATTAAAGATACAGATAAATTTATGCAAACCAAATTTATTAAACAACTTAGAGGATTCTATAATGATTTTTGGGTAGATACATCAAAAGATGGAGACCTTGGTTTAATTATTGTAGTTCGTGGTCAAATTTATGAACATAGCTCTGCAGATATGTCTTTATCTAAATATACCCTTCCATATTTAGCTATGGGATCAGGAGCAGAATATGCTTATGGATATCTTAATGCTACAGAAAAAGCCAAAGATCAAAGAAAAAGAGTTGTGGGAGCAGTTAATTCCGCAATAAAGTTTAATCCATCATGTAT